CATCCGAAAGGACGTTTACCTCAACTGTCTTCTCAACAATCTTTTCAACTACAGTTTCCACTGGCTCTGAAATTCTGTCAAGAAGAGTCTCGCTTAAAGTTTCAAGCATCTCCCTGTCGTCTTCAGTATATTTCCCCTGACTGTTTGCAATCAAGCTATCTACTTTCTCTTTGACGCAAGGAGTGCATTTAGCTTTTTCAGCCATCTCTTCATCCTCCTTTTTTAAATTATTAATATTAGACTCAATGCGAATAAACTCCGGAGAAGTTTCATCAACACTTGTAGTTGTAACTGTTTCAAGCATTTCAGTAACTGTATTATCCATTGCTGTATCGCTATTAACACCAAGACCACAACCATCAATCAATGAACAGGCTCCGACACTGCAGGGCAGAAGTGCCAAGTGATCTGGTCTGTGATTTTTAGCTATAGCCTCATAATGTTCCCCGTTCCAATCCCCTTCAGCAGCTTCGTCATCACTGAAAAGACCAAGACTTACCTCTATGGGTTCTCCTTTTTGAATATGCTCAAGAACTTCTTTAGAGAGATTCTGTAACCTCTCCTCGTCCAACCATGCTTCTGCAGCAAGTTTTCTGTTATCTTTAACATATGTATTATAAACTCTGCCTACCGTCTGTTGTTCTATTATCTCAGGTGAGTTGGCAGATACATTCCTCCCCTCTATTTCAGGATGATTTATCACCACAGGAATTCCATTCCATGAGTCAGGAAACTTCCCAAGCTCATTAATGGAATGAAGAAGTGGTCCGTGACTTCCATAATGAACACCTTCCACCATCATCACCACAGGAACAACAATATGATTCTTCCCCTGATGCATCTTTTCCTCAATGACATATCCTTTCTCCTGTCTCCTGGAATAAACAGAATAAACCTCATTATCATTAGTCCCATTAGCTATACGCACAGCTTTTGCTGCACATTCTTTATCCGTACCTCCTTTTTTCATACATTCCGAAAGAACAGAGTTAGCCGTAGCCACCCATTTCTTCTTCCCTTCTGCGGAAAGACCCTTCTTAAACTTATCAACATCATCCGTACTCCAAGGCATAATATTTTCCTCCTATCTCTTTAAATTCAAATAAACAGGTTTATTTCTATAAACAATTTCCTTTAAGTCAAAATCATCAGAAGAAAGAAAATCAATATTCTTAAATGATTTTAAAATAAAGTCATCTGTCGCATCATGGCTAAAACCTTCAGTTTCATAATCCTTCCCCCTTCCAGAACCAACCATGATAACACATATATTCTCGTGATTTATGTAATTTCTTATGGATTCCATAGCTCTGAATATCAAGAAAGGAGTTATGGAATAAACAACAGGAACCTTACCACTGAGGGCCATCCCGATAGCAATACCAAACATAGCTTGCTCAGCAGCTCCTACATTGTAAAACTGTTCAGGCAGTTCTTTCTTTATCCTGTCAAACATGATATAACCCAGGTCAGCAGTAATAAGGATAATATCTTTATCATCCTTCATCAATCCATACAACTCCTCTGCAAACTTCCTTCTCATAGCTTCACGTAATGTGCCGACAACCCTTTCAATCCATAATCCTCACCTCTCGTCTCCACAATATTTATCTGTGGCAGCATATATTTTATATCTTCTATCACTCTCATATCAATCCTGTCATAAGCACTCCATCCATTCCAGTTCAGATAAAGCTTCAGATTATCCACATCATATTTCCGTATCACGTTTATCGACTCCCATATAGAACCTTCAGCACACTCCCCATCTGATATCAGACAGTAAACATTCCTCTCCCTGTCTGCAAGAGCCATCCCTACCGCTATTGGCAATCCGTGCCCAAGACTACCAGTGGAACAGTCTATCCTACAACTGATACATCTTTCAGGATGAGTGCCATGAACCTCAAAGATAGCCTCAGCATCAATACCAAAATATTTCTCAATAACAACATATAAAGCCAGTCCTGCATGACCACAGGAAAGAACAAATGGCTCATCCTCTTTCTTGACAGAATAGATACCGTCTATAATATCAACAGATGTAAGATTACTGCCAAGATGAGTCAGCCCCATCTTCTTTGATATCTCTAATATTCTGTCATGCAAAGCACTCATACACCCAATATCTCTTTAACACAGTTGCAAATATAGATAATATCCTCACGAGTCCTCTTATGAGCACTTGGAAGGTTTATCCCATTCTTCCCAAGATAATTCGCCACAGGATTATCATAACTCTTAAACATAGGAAAAGAACTCATCTGTGGAAAAAATGGACGAGTGTCTATATTCCTTTTCTTTAATTCAGCCATCAATTCGTCTCTCGTAACACCAAAGTCCTTATTGAGAATAATGGATGTCATCCAATAAATAGGTGACTCCATGTATGAAGAAAGCTTATTAAGCTGTAATCCTTCTGTATCCTTCAGTTCATTACGATACCAATCATATATCTGCACACGCTTATCTATAAGCTCATTTATCCTTTCAAGCTGTGCCAATCCCCATGCAGCCTGAAGATTTGACATCTTATACTTATACCCTATATCATTTATCTCAAAACCCTGACTCACCCTTCCATGATTAGCAAAATGCATTGCTTTTTCATATAGTTCTGTATTATCAGTAACAAGCATTCCTCCTTCTCCTGTGGAAAGCAGTTTTGCTCCCTGAAAGCTAAATGCAGCAAAATCGCCAAATGTTCCTGTTTTGCGTTTGTCATATTCCGCACCAAGCGCAGGAGCACTATCTTCAAGAATCTTTAAATCATAATTCCTTGCAATATGTATTATCTCAATCATGTCACAAGGATGACCATAGAGATGCACAGGAATGATAGCTTTCGTCTTCCCTGTAATTCTTTCACGTATGCTTTCAGGAGATATTGTCCAGGAATCTTTCAACACATCAGCAAACACAGGTTCTGCACCAACATATGTCACCACACTTGCCGTTGCCACCCATGACATATCGGGGACAATAACCTCATCACCTTCTTTTATGCCAAGAGAACGTAATGCAAGATGCATAGCTCCCGTACAGGAGGATGTTGTCATGGCACATTTCACTCCGAGATATCTGGCAAATGCCCTTTCAAACTTCATTATATAATCTCCCCAATGCTCGTCATGCCCATTAGTTATAGCATCAGTGACATAATCAATCTCCCTGCTTGTTATTGACGGTCCTGCCGTAAGTATCATCTTATCCAAGATGTCTTTGTTTTTTAAATCTATCACTAAATAAGTCTTTTTCTTCAAACTGAACCTTCACTGGTATCTTAAACGCCTGTAGTTTATTCTTACAAAACTTTCTTAACCTGAGAGTAAAATCATCACTGTCTTCATCAGCCAACAACTTTATCTTTGCACAGACAATATTTCCCAATATCTCATTCTTCTCCCCATAAACCAGAACTTCTGCGACATTATCAAAACTCTGAATCACCTCTTCTATCTCGTTTGGGAAAACTTTCTCCCCTCCTACGTTTATTATGTCGGATTCCCTTCCAAGAATCCTGTAATATTCCCCGTCAGTCTCAACTCTGTCACCTGTCATAAACCATCCGTCCTCAGTAAAAGGAGAGGGAGCATTAATATAACCTACCATGGCTGTGTCTGCTTTTATCTCAAGCATACCGTCTCTTACCCTTGTCTCAAAACCCTCTCCTCCTATCTTTACCCACAGCGAACCGTCATCCTTCGACTTTGACCTTAACACCCCAAGTTCGCTGAGTCCATATGTCTGTTGCAATCTCACGTCAGGAAATATCTCTCTTAACTTATCCAAAGTGGATTGCATCATTGGTTCTGTACCGTAACTGATAATCTTCAGACTACTTAAATCATAGTTCTCATAAGCCTTGCTTATAAGAAGCATATTCAGAAAACTCGGTGTCGTGGGTAATAATTCTATTTCGTATGTCTCTATAAGTTTGCATATATAATCCGGTTTCCTGTTCTGAGGAACAATAATACATCCTCCGTTATATAAAGTATGAAACAGGGTATTCAACCCACCCATATGATCCAAAGGAAGAAATGCTATAGTTCTGTAAGCAGGACGTTTCACTTTGTATTTCTCAAGCAACTTCGTAAAATCATGCACTATAGCCTTCGGCTCCCCTGATGTACCGGAAGTAAACAGCACCAAGCCTCCATGATTTAACTCTTTTAACTTATCTAATAAAGGTTGCTTCATATCCCTCCCATATAAATAGTCTCTCCCGTAATCATAGGATTGACAAACAAGAAATCAATAACAGATGCTATCTCTTTTATCTCACCATATCTGTGAATAGCCTGTTTTTTAAGCAAATTATCCATCTTCTCTTCAGACACGTTCTTTGTCAAATCTGTCTTCATGGCAGGAGGAGATATCGCATTAACAGTAATTCCATATACAGCATATTCCCTGCTCAAAATATCTGTCAGTGTTATCACGGCAGCTTTCGATGCTGCATATATGGATTCTCCTTCAAGCTTAAAAGGCACAGCGAAAGACACAAGATTGATAATCCTCCCATATTTATTCTTGCTCATCATTTTGGCTGCCTCTCTTGAACAGAAGAATGTACCGATGACATTCGTCTCAAGAATATTCTTTACCGTATATCCAGGAATAAGAAACGAATGATTCATTGAAGCGACACCTGCATTATTAATCAGAGCATCTATCCTGTCAAAGCTGTTTCTTAAATCTGAAAACATATCTACAACTGCCTCCTCATTAGCTATATCCAGACAATAATGACTATAGTTAATATTATCTATATCACTATCCCTGCGACTGCATCCAATAACAATACATCCCTGACTGAGGTAATATTCAGCTAATCCCTTGCCTATACCTTTGCGAGTACCAGTTATGATTATTACAGGATTATCCTTCATTTCATCAATTCCATTATATATTCTGCAAGAGTATCCACAGTCTTAAAAGGACTGTTATTCCTTGACATTGCCTTCTCAGATGTTATGGATATTGCTCTCTTATACCTATCATGTATCTTATTCTCCACATCCACTATGAGTGTAACAAAGTCAAGAGAGTCCAATTCACTCTTATCTCCAAATAGAACAGTATCAGCCTGTTTCTTGATGTCAGTGTCATTAAACTTATTAAGATTCTCAATGCATTCAAAAATAATCTCCAATATCTCTTTCTTCATACCTTTAATCTTAAATGTATTTCATGATTAGTTACTTTAAAATTAAATGCCTGGTGCATTCTCATCACCGAAACATTTTGATTACAGTATGCCGATGTTATCATGGTTGCACCCAGTCCGAAAATATTCCTGAAACTCTCAGAATATAACTGCATCCCTACAAACAACTTCTGAAACCCAGGACTTACAGCTCCATTAACACAATGAGCAATATCCCCATCTATAACAAATTGAAGGAATCCAATAATATTATTATCGTACCTGCTTACAAATGATATGTGATGAGGATTGATAAAATAAGAAGAAAGTCTTTTTACGTTTCTTTCAGAAGTTACTCTTATTGGAAACATAGAATCCAACTGATAAGTGGAATAGTCAAATACAGAAGCCTGTATCCTCTTCATCTCCTCATAATCATCCTTCTCTGCTTTCGTTATCTTTAAATCATTCTTTATCTTAATCTCATTAAAGTTACTTTTCCTGCAATATGCCTCGCTAAAAGTACCGACAAATAAAAATCCCAGTAAAGAAAGATACCTAACCATATTTATATCTTCAGCTCCACGATATGTGCAAACGAGTATTTTTTGAGAAATGAGATAATCTTTGATTTTATCCATATCCATAACCTGAGGATATCCCTTCTCTTCTGCCATTTTCAATTCCCCAACATTATATCCAAAGTTGGAAACTTCATATTCTGAAACTGACAAACCAAAAAACCATATATCCTTCTTAAAAATTACCATCATCAAAACTTAAAATATTTTACCACTTCATTAACATAATCAAATACCTTATCCTCATAATGTGGTGCTGCACCAAGAAAGAACACTTTATCCAAAACCTTCATTGCATTAGGATACTCCCAATAATTATCCAAGTCAAAATAACCTGGATGAAAAAGAATATTACCAGAGAAATAATTCCTCGTCTGAATCTTATTATCTTCAAAATGCTTCACTAATGCCATCTTTAGTTCTTTGCTCTCACAAATAAAAGGAGTGCCAAACCAACACACATCTGCCTTATCATATTTCTTCACCCCCTGCACTCCTTTTATCCTATCTACAATCAGAGATGTTATAATCATCTTTGAGCGTTTCCTTCTATATTCTATATCATCAAACTTCTTCAGTTGCACAAGCCCTATAGCTCCTTGCAAGTCAAGAGGTTTTAAGTTATAACCCATATTAGAGAAAACATACTTATGATCCACTATCCCGTCATAGAATTCAAGCCACTTCCCAAATCTTGCTCCACATGAACCATCTTTCAATAAGTTATCTTTTCCCACGCAAACACAATCCCTACCCCACCACGCCATAGAAACCATTATCTTCATCAACTTTGCATCATCAGTACATATCATGCCTCCCTCTCCGGTACTTATGTGATGTGCAGGATAAAACGAGTTACTTTGTGCCACGCAATATTCCGTAAGATATTTCCCATCCCATTTGCTTCCAAGACTATCACAGTTATCAGCAATAAGTTTTATGTCTGCTCTTTCACATAACTGAGTTAAATCATCCATGTCAGGAGGGTTGCCAAGTACAGGAGAGAGAAAGACAGCTCTTGTTCTGTCGTTAATCTTATCTTTTATGCACTGTAAATCAAAATTCAAAGTATCCCATTCAATATCCACAAAGACAGGAACGAGTCTGTTTTGCACAATAACAGATATGGTAGTAGGAAAAGCCACAGGAGAAACTATTATCTCATCTCCATTCTCCCATCTGAAATATTTCTTCAATGCTCCTATCATCACAAGATTAGCTGATGAACCAGAATTTACCATAAGAGCATATTTCGCATGAAACTTCCTTGCAAACTCCTTCTCAAAAGAATGAACGCTATCCCCTGCAGTTATCCAGTCACCATTAAGAAAAGTATTTATGGCAGCAATAGCTTCTTCATTATCCCAATAAGGACCAGCATACGGTACGTATGTCTCTCCAGCTATAAAATTCTTCCCATACAAATACGGAGGTACATGATTGCCTACTATGTTCGTTATTTTATCAATCTCTATCATAACTCCGTCAATTCAGGATATTCATTTTTTGACATAAAAAATTGCCTTTCTCTTAAAAAAGCTTTCTTGTCTTTTTTATATTCAATAGCAGCAATAGGATTCTGATCGTTATAAACATACAATATCTTATCAATAAATCTTAAATGCTTGTGTCCACTTATTTCTATTGCAGGATAAAGCAACGCACCATCAAAAGAATGATTTGGATAATTCCCATCTATATATCTAAAATCAGCATCATCTATTCTATCCCATAATTTCTTTTTACAAGTAACAAGATGAGATGCAAACCACGCACCGCTTTTCCTATAAGTTCTTGTATCTGGAATAGCAGAACATCCCTTGCCATGCTTACCACTTGTGCGAATATAATTACCATACGTCATCCACACATCCTTATCCTGATAAACACCATTAAGATATTCCAATACATCATTGCCATATAAATAATCATCCCCACTAAGAAAAACTATAATATCCTCCCTGTCTGTTGCGATAAGATTTATTCCTGCAACAAAATTTGTAACAGGATGATCTTGTTTTGGTGTATGAATGCATTGAAATCGTGAATATTCATTCTTTATAATCTCCCAGGTTCCGTCAGTGCTGTTATCATCCATTATGATAACCTCATAATTCTTGTATGTCTGACTAACCACGGAATCAAGACATTTCCGAATAAACGGAGCTGCATCCCTTTGTGTTATCAATATAGCAAACCTGTTATTCATGATGGTATATATGAATAAACCCTTCCTTTTAAATGTTTCCTTACAAGAGTCACATCCGTAGCCGTACTCCCATCTGCCGTAAAAGACACCACATCATAGAGTTTCACATTCCACTTTCTCGTCTCGCCTGTATATGACTCCCTGCGAAATGTATATTGCGTTCCCGTCTCTAAGTCTATAAGCACTCCTTCATTTGGAGTGTTGTAAACATATCTGTGCATCTTTATAACTTGTCCGTATGACATATCTATCTCATTATCGGTAAAATAAAGCATCTGCAGTCAGGATGGGCCGGAATTTTATATTCTATCTCATCCAAGGTAAACACCTGTCCTTCCATACTTGCACATTTAGGACACACCTTTGCATCATGAGCCGTTCTCCACTCAGCCATGACAACTATCCCTTTCACTCCCCACTGACGATATTCTTCCACTGCAGACAAATGCAAAGCACGTATTATTTCCGTCCTGGCTATCATCTCTGCTCTCACCTTTGCAGGGATGAACCTCCCTATCTTATCTGTTATCCCAAGAACACCCATACTTGTCCCATCAATGACTGCCCTCACCTCTTTATATATAGCAGCAGAACTCTTTCCTTGCATAAGTCCCTGCGTCAAAACTTGAGATATACGTCCTCTCATTGCATCAGTTGCTCCCTGAAGCTCATTATAAACAGAAGCATAAAGCATATTCAACCTCTGCGTATGAGTCAAGTTAGAAGCCACAACATCTATTCCTCCGGAAGCATCAATAGAAGGAACAGCCATCCCTGCTTTTATCATTTCCTCTCTTGCCCTCATTATCCCTCTGTAATAAGCATCCTTCACATATCCGTTAGTCCATGGTTGAGAGATTATCCTTCCCATATGATAAAACTGTGACTGTGTAAGAATCCCTAAATCCACCTGACGTTGCAACCACAGAAGGAATAATGCTATCTCCTCTGCATAACTCTCCCTGTCAAACTCTTCATCACTGACAGGAACCATCTGCATGGTGCGAATATTCTTCAGTGCAAAGCAATCCCTCTCCACAATGACTATCTTTATGAAGCTCACAAGTTCATTAAACCGCTTATCCATATCCTTTGAAAACTGGTTACGGAGTCCCGTTGTGCGAGTAGGATCGTATTTATTGTTGTTTATCATACACTTGCCGTTGGCATTGCTCTTTTCTTCACTGGTTCTCCTCTTTCTTCTTTCGTCTTTTCAGGTTTATCTTTCTCTTGTGGCTTTTCTTCAGGCTCAAGCATCTCCTTCACCTTTTTCATTTTCTCCATCTCCTCCATCATCTCATCATCACGCATCTTAGAAAACAACTCCACCTGCTCCTGCGAGAATCCAAGACAACTCTCCATAAATGCACTAGCAGTAAGCACTGCCTGTGCCATAGGATTAGAAGTATATTCCCTTAATGCATTTGCCCTCGCTTTTCCTATCTCTACTCTCATCTTCTCACTCTGAGCAAACAAATCAGCCCATTTGACATTATAATCATCCTCTGGTGTAGGAAGAATATTAAGTTCAATAAGCCTATCTACAAACGGCCTTAAAATACATGGTTCAGCCTGTTCCTCTCGTCTTGTCTGAACATATGACAACCACTCACTCCTGTCTTCCGAAGAAGCAAGCTCCCCTCTTTCACTTCCTGTAAGTATCCTCAATGGAATACCCGTTTCTGCAGATATACTCTGAAGTTGCACCTGAAAATGAGATGAAGGATCAGCTATCTGTTGTGCAAGAGATTCCAAATCCACTCCTTCATTTATAAGAAACCTGCGGAGGTTATGTTCATATTCGTCTATCTGATCTTTTAAGTCCTCTTTCGTTTCTTCTGTAAGCTGATATTCCGGATCAAGCTTTCCGTGATAACCAGGTCTTGCTCCACGCCAGAACATCTCAGCATCACCTCCCACAAGCTTCTCTATATCCATAAGCCTGTTAAAGATAGCCTGAAGCCGTGGTGTGCCAAAAACTTCCGACTCAAGAGGATTATCAGTAATATGTATTACCCTGCTGTAATGAACTTTCACAACCCTGCTTGCTTTCGTTCCCATATCCCCCACCTCTACATCATAAAGGAGAGGATGTCCATATCTCGGATTCTTTGAATCAGTCTCATAAATAGATATCTTAGCTGTTCCTTCTCCAAAAGGACGAATATACATCAAATCATAATTTCCTTTTTCACGTACTGGCTTTTGAAAATCATCAATACCTCTTACATCATTCAGTCCAAGAAGGAGTACTCCATATTGTCCTATCCCTGCAAGTCTGTCAAGACGGGAAAGCCTTGTCTTTAGTCCTAATTTTCGATTAAGTTTCCTCCACTCCTTTTCAAAAAGTGTTTCTTCAGGATCTGTTGACTCAAGAAGCTCCAATGCTCCCTGCCATGTAGCCTTTACAGGACGGTCAATAATTGCTTTCGCAATATCCTGTCTTTCATAACGAGCATAATAATCATCAAAAGTAAGTATTGTCTTATAACCAAGAGCCTGATATATATCCCTTTCTCCTCCATAAGACTGTACTCCTACCTTTGCAGCAAGAAGCGACCTGTTCACAAGCTGACTTGCCAAAGTATGAATTATCTTATTATTCTTTACCTGCTCCATTATACTATATTTATAAATATTTCTTCATTTTCATTCTGATATTGTCTTAACAACATCGTCAATTTCTTCTCATAATATTCACCTTCTGATAACCTTCCTTTCGCTGTATTCCTTCCCACTAAAACACATCCACT